AACGTCAACTAAAGACCCACTATTTAATGAGGTAATGCCCACAACAATAACCGATAGTGTGGTTGCGGCTCAAAAACGTGTGGATGCTCAAGCACAACTGTCAAGGTTTAACATTATGGCTAAAGGAGCAGGTCAAGGGGATCCTCGACTTTCTCCATACAGGACTGTTGAAATAAACGGCACTGGAGACACAACTGACGGTTACTGGATTATTAAAAAGATTGAACACTTCATTACCGCAGATGGTCGTTATCAGATCGAATTCTCATGTATGACAGATGGAACGGGTAAAAGCAAGGGAAGTTCAACCCGATCCGTAAATGCCAGCACAATACCTGTAAGAAACATACCGTATGAGATGTCAACTGGTATAACCAGTACAAAAACAGTTTCTACCTTAAGTTCTCCAACAGCAATGCTTAGTCAAACTAATACAGGGTTCAATGTAACACCAAGACGATGGGTAGGTAAGTAATGGCTACTACTATAACAACTGTTAATGAAACGGCTATATCTTTGCCTTTTTCATTAAGTAGTTTTGGAAAAGTTGCAGATACCACAGACCAGAAAAAGATTTGGCAAGATAGAGTCTTATCTGTTATTGGAACGGCTATGTACGAAAGAGTCATGCGTCCAAATTTTGGTACAAGTATTACTTCTTACATGTTTGATAATCAAGATACTGCTCAAGCAGAGATCAAAAATGAAGTTACTAATGCTTTTGGGTCTCAACTAACTAAGTTAAAACTAGTAAATACTGTGACTACATTTGACACTTACTCAGAAACCGTATCTGTAACTATTACCTATAGCCTTCCAAATAGCGATGTAGTAACTACTGTAATCGCTACAGCCCTTATCAATAACACAGCACCACTCTTTGAGGAGAACCTATGAGCATAACACCGCCATCATCGATCCCTGTATCTATTGACTACACAGGTAGAGACTACTACTCGATTCGTAATGATCTTATTGCCCGTGTCCAGGCTCGCATCCCCAACTGGACTGCTTCTGATCCAGCAGATTTTGGTGTGGCATTGGTAGAGGCTTTTGCTTACATGGGTGACCTCATGAACTACTACATTGATCGTTCTGCTAACGAATCGTACCTAGCAACTGCTGTACAACGTCAAAGTGTACTTAACATTGCTGCTAACTACGGATACATCCCCGCCAGTTACCGTTCTGCATCTTGTACTATCATGTTTACAAATACTTCTTCAAGCATAGTAACAATTTATGCGGGAACAGTAGTTTCTGGCCAAGTTGTTATCGGTGATACAACCACAACTGTTTTCTTTACAACGCTTGCAGACGCTGTAATCTCGGCAGGAAGTGTTGGGTCTCCGCAAACCGCGTCTGTACTTGCCCTTCATGGAGAGTCTATAATTCAAGTAGACCCAGTAAACAGTGACGTTAACTACGGTGAACTTATTGGCACTTCAGATGGAACACCTGGACAAGCATATCAACTTGGCCAAAACCCAGTACAGGACGGTTCAATAAGTGTTTACGTTCAAGATGGAGACACCTACGTCAAGTGGACACCTGTCCAGTATCTACTTGATTTTGGGCCTAATGATTTGGTTTTCTCAACATCTGTAGACGCAAATGATGTAGTCACAGTTAATTTTGGAGATGGAATATCTGGCGCAATACCAAACCTTCATGAGCAGGTAAGAGCGGTTTACACAGTAGGTGGTGGATCAATCGGTAACATTCCAGCAGGAACTATTGACACCATTAACTACGTACCTACACTTACATCATCTCAAACTACTGCTTTGCAAAGTTACATTACTCCTAGCAATCCAGCGGCTGCTGTTGGTGGTTCTGATCCAGAAAGCACAGATCAAATTCGTGTAGCAGCCCCATTGGTACTTCGCACAAACAACCGCGCTGTTACCTTGACGGACTATGCAAGTCTCGCTGTATCTGTAAACAACGTCAGCAAAGCAAACGCTCAAGCAAGCGTGTTTACATCTGTAACTTTGTACATTGCACCTACCCGTTTGGCTACAGATACCGATGTTGCTCCTGGTTTAGACGGAACAGGGTCTACTCAAAATGGAAACCCAACACTTGAGTTCACAACAATGGAAGCAGCCGTTACTTCATTTATCAGTGACAAGTTACTTCTAGGAACTACTGTAACAATTCAACCTCCAACGTACGTTGATGCAAACATTACAATTCAGTATTCCAAGTTGGCTCAATACACAGACGCAGAAGTTCAGGCTGCCTTGATGAACCAACTGCTTAAAGTCTACGGATATAATGGAATGTTCTTTCAAGACACGATTTATCCTCAAGACATTGAAGCAGTACTTCGTCAAGTAAATGGCGTTTCAACTGTTCAAGTTACAGACCTATACAGGCACGGTGCAAGTGCTGAGCGAGATACCTTGACTGGTGCTGCTAATGAAATCTTTCGTTTTCAAGAAGCAAACGTAAGTATTGCGTCACTGTAATGGACAGTATTAAAAGACTACACGGTGTTTATCGAGGTATTGTTAAATCAAACAACGATCCCTTGAATCAACGTCGCGTAAAAGTTTCCGTACAAACTACTGGAGAAGAAGTGACTGATTGGGTTTCTCCAATGGAACCTGTAAATACAAGTTACGCAGCCCCCTCTATTGGTCAAGGTGTTTGGGTTCAGTATGTTGGAGGAGACCCTGAGTACCCTGTATGGTTTGGTACTTTTGGAACAAACCAAGCAACAACAAAAAAATTGTTTATCAAACCTTTACCAAACTCAACCTCATTGACTGGAATAACAAGTTATCTAATTATTACTAATAACCCAGACGGTACTCAAGAGGTTGATTTGATGGCAACCCTTTTGGCTATGGCAAACAAGTTGGCAAATTTAGAAAATCGTGTTCATATTTTGGAAACAACGCCAGACATAGACAACTAGTTAAGCCAGTTTTTCTACCTCTTTAACGAGAAAATGATCCTATAGATTGGAGATACACCTATGACAACCTCTTACTACCCATCCAGTGTTGCCCCTTTTACAACAAAAGTAAACTTTGTAACAACTGTAGATGCGGGGGATGTTAACTCTCTTCAACTTGAAGTCGATTCTCTTGAAGCAAATATTGGAACATACATCACAACAGGTTCTGGTTGGATCGGGTCTTTCGATACAACAACCACTACATGGGATACCCTTAAAGACCGTATTGCAAACATTGAATATGGACTTTACGATGTCTTTACAGCAGTTCCTGCAGGAGGATCTACGGGACAAGTCCTTACAAAATCATCGGACAATGATTACGCTGCTTCATGGACAACCATCAACGCATTGCCAAGTCAAACAGGCAATTCTGGTTACTACCTAACAACTGACGGTACCTCAGCATCATGGGCACCTGCCAATACTAACGCAGATAACTTTAGTCAGTTTCTTCTCGCTGGCTGCTAGGAGCATTAATTCGTGGCTAAATACGGTAACTTTCAATACGGCGGAGCAACTTACGGTCAAACCGCTTTAATCTCCCTTTCTGTTGCCCCTATGAGTATCACAGTGCTTGATTTTAATCAGGTATATGTATCATGGGTTCAGCCAACAGGTACCTTTACAAAAATTCGTTTAGTAAGAAATCAGTCTGGTTTTTCAGAAACTGCAGAAGATGGCGTTATTGTTTGGGAGCAAGACTCTTCAGATGGGTCTAACTTACAAGGGTTGGTTTCTTTAACTTCAATTATTGATGGATCAACTTTGCCTTTGCCATCTATACCTATAACTTCTGGTCGTGAAGTTTACTACACTATGTTTTTGTACACATCAGATGACCTATGGGTTAATGCTGGACAAGTAAGCGATATTGTCCCTTCAGACCACGGGACTACAACTACAACTTTAAATCTTTTACCTACAGTCTTTACATCTGCAGATCAAAACCCAGTAGGTGAAGTAGACACTACGTCAGACCTTTACGGGTTCCTTAGTGCTGCTGCATTTACCTACGATCAAGCGCTAACATCTTTAGAGTTGTTAAAGCCCCAAACTTCATGGGAATTAGTACCTTCATCAACTGTCGCTATTCAAACAAACAATCTTGGACTTAACCAAGAGCCAAATCTTCCTATTAAAAATCAAAAGCAGTTAGTACGTGATGCGTACTACATGTACACAAACAAAGGTACTCATAACGGTCTTCAAACCTACATTGAAGCACTAACAGGGTATGCGCCTAACATCACTATTTCACCAAATCTTTTGCTAAGTGTTCAGGACTCTACGTTTTATAAAGCAGTAGGAAACTGGGTTGCTACAGGTGCAACGATTGCAGCCGCTACAGATATAGTCCCTGTTTCAGGAGTTGCTAACCAAATCGACAACGAATACACATGTAAAATTACAGCCACTGCTGCTGGATCAATGACGCTTGGTGCCAATAACCCTGTCCTCTATGGAGTGCCCGTACAACCAAACACAGAGTATGTAATGTCTGCTGAAATTAAATCACCTACAAGTGCTGGAAATATGTCTATAGGAATTCAGTTCTTTGACCAGTACGGTAACTACACAAGCGCGGCCAACACTGCGACTGCAGTTGCTGCTAATAACACCTGGAAAACAATTAGCATTACTGGAACTTCTGATGCTTCATCTTCTTATGCAGTTCTTACAGCGTCTTGGAGTGCGGCTGGAACGTTCTACCTTGACCAGGTGTGCGTACAAGTTGGATCTACAGCAGCATATGATGAGGCGCGTGCAATCAACGTGGTGTTAGAACCTACGAATATAAACTTAATTATGAATCCGTCGTTTGAAGTTGACCATACTAACTGGACCTTTACAGGTTCACCGACTATTACATTGGACAGCAATGTTACATACCAAGCGTACTCAAGTGACCAAAGTCTTAAGGTAGTCAACACTGCTCCGTACACAATGCGCTCTAACAGCATGTCTGCTACTAACTTCGGCATTGCTGTTGACCAGTACTACACCGCATCTGCGTACATAGAGGCCAGCGGTTCTTTTACATTTACCCTTGTTGCTGCCGATTCATCGGGAACAATACTTGACTCTACTAGTAACACGTACACAGGTTCAGGTTCTTGGAATCGCTACTCATTGACTTACTTACTTGAGGATTTACGAGACACTCCTGCTTTGGCAAACTTAGATCACTTGTACTTTGAAATCGATGTAACTGATTCTCAAACTATCTACTATGATTCTATTCAGGTAGAAAAGGGACGAACTGCTACCGAGTACTTTGATGGAAATATGCCGTCATCTTTTGGAACGATATGGGCAGGCACGCCGAACGAGTCTGTGACTTATCTCTATCCAAATAGCGTGTACAAGATCCCACGAGTAGCCAACACGCTTACGGATTGGGTACCACCTAACCTTTTCTGGAGAATCTCTACCCTTTCAGCCTTGGAGTTTACCAACCTGACCGTGTAGTATGCGGGCATGGTCAACCTACTCGTATCAATAGCCATAACTGGCATAGCAGTACCTTACGTCGTTGAGTTCTTAGGTCTTCTATCGTTTGATTACTTTGGAACTAATCTTGGTCAAAAATATTTAACGCTTCCGTTAAGTTTTGGCGGCCTTTACTCACTTGGTTACTGGAACAAGCAACTCATTGTTGCAACTCCCGCTGCGACCTTTGTAGCAGTAGTAATCATCAAGTGGCTTAATAAACCTGTAGCAACCCCCCAAGCACCGCGCCGCCGTTTACCTCAGATGCCGACCCTTCCATGATCACACGCATCAATGTAGTCTCATTTACAGACGAGGATGTGTCTGCTGCTATCGGTGATCTTGTCACGATGTTTCCAGATCCGTTTATTATCTTTGCCATGACTGAGGACTTGACGTTCTATGACAGCATGATGTCAGTAATCAACAAGTATCAGGTTAAGTACCATGCATTTTATTCTTCGGCTCTTGAACTTCCAGAAGTGACAGACGGACTAGGAACATTTACCAGTGCATCTGATCCAACCAAAGAGGTCATTAAGCAGGTCGAGGCTCACGACATCTTCGCTATTGCGTGGGATGACTCCTTGGAGTGCCATGAGGCGTTGCACTCTGTTGAAGACTACGGAGTAGACGCGTGGAACATCTTGGGAGAACTTGAACTCATTATCATGGATGACGAGGACGAGGAGCCTGAAGAGGCGTTGCTTGAGGTGATCCAAGATGCTATTGGAGACATAGTCGAACTGATGAGCACGTACATCGCCGCCAAGGTTATGAGAGTTCTCCATGAAACTGCTGAGGACATACACAACGAGGGCTGGCACCCTACCCAGTACATAGACGAGGATGACGAGGAGTGAACATCCCAGAGGGCGCCTTTACATCTGACCTGAGCGATTTTGCAGTCAGGCTTCTTGGGCTTATATGCCTTAAATCAGGCTCTGAAGGCCGTTTGCAGGCTTCTGTAGCCGATATGTGTACTTGGACTGGTAAATCTAGTGACAAGACCGTTAGAACGGCTTTGAAGGCTTTAGAGGCATCAGGATTTTTAACCCGACAGCACACCCGCCGTGCTAACGGCTACCAGGGAAAAGACATCTATCAGGTGGTAAAAAATTACCAAGATGAGGAGATGGTGGTAAAAAATTACCAGGATACCGTGGTAAAAAATTACCGCACCTCACATGATAAGGTGACTATTAGTACACGTAGTAATACTGTAGATATGTCATTAGTACCTAATAACAAAACATATAATCAAATAAAAGATATTGGAAACACAAATGTTTCCGAGGAAGGACCCCTCGTACTTGTGAGAAAATATGAAGATGATGGAGACGATCTGGCAGGTTTTGGACTTGTCGAGCCAAAGGCGGAGTCTGCGCCGAAGTTCGCGAAGAACGACCCTAAGACTAGGGGCAAGCGGTCAGAGCACGAATGGACTCCTATGGATGTCGCATCTGAGTTCTCCTTCCTTGTTGGAAGAAAGTTCCCACTTCTCCCAGGAACCGTTAAGGTACGAGATCTTGCAGGAGCGTTAAGCAAGTACCGTAGAGACTTCCACACCACCGCTGTCATTGAGTTAGAGTTGATGCGCCTTTTCATGGCAGACCCTGATAACTTTCGCGGCGTAGGTGATGATGGTGGATTTTTGTACAAGAAGTTCCTTGCATCCTTTAACCGCAACATGAACAGGGCTCGTCAGAACCTAGGACTCTCAGCGGTCAACAGTAAGCAATTTGACGAAACCCAACCAACTAGTGCTACAGTCCCGACCACTAAGTTAATCGCCAGTGATGGTACTGAGTTCGATCGAACCATTGCAGGCACCGCAGCATTTAAACGTTATGAAAACCGCCTTAAGGAGGCAAACAAAGATGGCTAAGAAGACAGACGTAACATGCAACATGAGCATCGTACTAAACAGCGCAAGCGGTGGAGCATGGTTGCTACATTGGTCAATCGGTGACTCCATGTCCTTTGGTGCATTTGAAGCGTACAAGAACGCATCCGCAGCAAAGCGTCGTGCTAAAGCAATCGTCAACGACTACACACCTCGTAAGTCTATTAAGTGGGCACCACTTGAAGGTAACGTTGATGGCGTTGCTAAGGTTGTATCTTTTACAGGTGAACTTAACTACAAGCAAGATGTAGACGCTTTCACCGCTATCCGTGAAGGATACCTAAACAAGTAACTATCTCTGAGGGGGGATACAACGTGAGACTAAGAAGAGCGCCAGAACTATCAAGGCCTAGTATTGATCAGATTATGGCTGAACACAGGGCACGGCAAGCAACGGGGTCATTTCAAGGTGTACAGGGAAGTACTCAGAGTATTAACCTAAACCCAATGAGTGGCCTGACTGCTTCTGTGGGGGTTCAAGGACTTCAACCTTCCCCTAATCGTGAACTTCCATGGTCAACTCGTCAGAAGAAAGTTATTGATGAGGCACTCCACATGTCACGCAGTATTGATGTAGAGCGTGCCAAGGTTGTAGCAGAAGTCATGCAAGCAGACGCGATGGCTCAACAAGCAACCGCTATGCTAGAGATCGCTACACAGTTGTCATATATTGCAGAGTACTTGGGAGGCAAGAGGTAGTGTACGACTTAAACAGTTTGTCACCTATGAAGCGCAACTGGTTGCTTCGTACTTCTAATATCCCTCGACGGTTTCTGGGATTAGAACCATCAGACATCATTGCCCATACAGGTTCTTTTCCTAAGCAAATTGCTGAGTGGATAGACACAGTCCTTGAGGGTGATGTTATTAAAAGTATTGGTGGACTAGGTACAACTGGTGTAGGACTTCTTTTTGATGGCGGTCCAGGTCTTGGAAAGACTACACATGCAGTTGTAGCAGCCATGGAAATTGTTCGCCGAATGTCAAACGACGATACTTCCATATCTAGCCTGTTCAAGTTAAAGCAGAGTGATGTGAGCATGGCTTTTCGACCAGTTCACTACTTGACTTATCCAGAGTTTCTTTCTTACAAGAAGTCTTCTTTTGATGCAAACGGGTCTGAGAAGCAGTCTCTCAATGACAAGTTGGATGGTTTACATGGTCGTTCAGAGTTTGACTGGTTAAACGTTAGAGTTCTTATTATTGATGATCTTGGAAAAGAGTACGGGTCTAAGTACGACGATGCTTCTTTTGATGAGATTCTTCGTATACGATATGACCGTGCTTTACCAACAATAGTTACCACAAATGTTAAACTTGAGAACTGGGAAACACGGTACTCTGAGGCTATGGCAAGTTTTGCCAATGAAGCATTCATACGTGTACCTATAGTTGGATCAGACTTGAGGGAGAAAGGATGAACGCAGTGACTTCTTGGCGCACTATTCAAGTGTTCATCTCTGCTGGTGGTGCTGGCGTATTTGAAGTAGAAGTTGATACCGACACCAAAGACTTGCGATGCAACTGTCCCGTGTGGTCTAAGGACGGATCCTGCAAACATACTCGGTTTATTAACCAAAAAGGTAAAAGCAATCGAGGAAGTTACTTCATCAGTATTCCCACTGAAGTTCCTGAAGGTGAACTTGAAGAGGCTTTTGATGATCCGAAAAAGTTTAGAGATCTAATTATTAAATACAACACCATAGAGGTACTATGAAAAA